GGATGTAAAAGAAGCCCTGACGGATATGGCCAAGCGCGCCGCACAGGGCGCGCTGCTGATGTACGACGGAGAACCGCTCGACGCCGAAACGCAGCGCGCGTTCGAGGCGTCATTGCGTGTCGTGATAGCCACTCTTGAGGGGCGACGCGGAAAGTAAGGTGATATTTGTGGATATCAAGGAATTTGCGCAGAAGACCATTCAACGGTTCGGGACGCACGACCCCTTTGACATCTGCAATCAGCTTGGTATTGTAATACTGTACCTTCCGCTGGGGCGTATGCGCGGTTATTGTTACAGCAACGAAAACGGCAAGGCTGTTGTGCTGCATGATGGCCTTGCCGAGCATGAGGCCCGCGTTGTGTGCGCGCATGAACTGGGGCATGTGCTGCTGCATCCGAACCTCAACCGTATTTATCTGGATACCAGCACTTTTGTATGTGAGCGGAAACTGGAAAATGAAGTGAATGCTTTTGCGGTCTGTCTGCTCTTCCCCGACGACAACGAGCTTCTGGAAAATTGCAGCACGATATCAGAGCTGTCCATATACATGGGCGTGCGTCTGGAACTTGCACAGCTTCGTTCGATGTATATTGGTGTGTAATTACGCTGAAAGGCGTGAAGTACAAGGAGGCGGTTTGATGAAATGTACAAACTGTGGAAATGATTTCGAAGGTAAATTCTGCCCTGAATGTGGGACGCCGGCGCCGCGTTCGGCCACTTGCCCGAACTGTGGTGCAGAAGTTGCAGGAAAGTTCTGTGCTGAATGCGGCACGCCTATTACATCCGATCCGGTCGCATCAAGTTCTGCTGCAGAAGAGCCGTCCGTGGAATTTCATGTAACGCAGCAATGCGGACAGCTTCTGATAGATGCTTCCAATAAGCTATGGCGTGTGATTGGCCATGGTGGTGCAAAAGCGCCTCGTGCGAGCGCTGGAAAATTTGCAAAAGGCGCACTTGCCGTCATGACCGGAGGGTTATCCCTTGCTGCCGAGGCTGCCGCAAAAGGTGTATCAAGCATTGCCGGGAAGAAAGATATTCCTACATACACATTTGACCAGCTGCTAAATTATGATTTGCTGGAAGATGATGAGACGATTACAACAGGCGGCGTAGGACAGGCTCTTGTGGGGGGTGCTCTCTTTGGCGGTTTTGGTGCTATCGCAGGGGGCGTAACGGCCAAACGCAAGAATAAGCGCGTCGTAAACAGTATTACGATCAAACTCACGCTAAACGATTTTAATGAACCCTGTATCATGATTCCATTGCTGGAGAAGCCCGTGAAAGTGAAGAGCAAGGAATACGAGATAGCATATAACACGGCACAGAAGATGTTATCCATGTTGGATGTCATCACGCATAACAGCTAAAATAAAAAAAACGCCCCGGTGCTGGAAC